TGAAACCCAATAGCGTCTGGAATTCATTGTAAGAAGCTGCCGCCCGCAAAGTGGTGAACGGGACGCTCCATTGGTATTTCGGGAATGTCCATGCCGGTATCGTGGTCTCTTTGCCGGATGCCGATTCCTGCTTCAGTGTTTTCCACAGCGGCGCCCGGGTGATCGGCCAGCCACGCCCCGGCAACACCGGAAAGAACGGGATCGTCATCAGAAGGCCGGTCGCATGGATGGATTGCGGCTTTGCTGGGCACCGACAATCCGCGCGATGATCGGACCATTGGCGCGGAACAGGGCCGCAATGCCGGACGCATCGATCGCGCTGATATGCTAGTTGTGCGTGTCGCCACCACCGCTGCCGCCACCACCGCCGATCGCGTTACGCATGCCGTCCGCGAAGGTCTGCGGCACCACGGTTTCACCCTTGTGCAGTTGATACATCGCGTCACCGGGCAGGTTCCAGGCACCGACCGCCAACGCGACAGGGGCGGCAAACGCCATCACGGCCGCATCCGCGCCGGCTGCCGCTTCAGGCGCCATCTCGGGTCCGATATAGGGGATGGCCGAGATCGCCGCGTAGGTGTTCGCCGCCGCCACAGCCGCCGCGGCCTTAATCTGGAACAGCGCGGCGGTACTGGCCGTCGTGGCCGACGCCGATGCAGCCGTTGTATCGGCGCCGGTTCTCAGGGCGTCTCCGGCGGCGCTTCCGGCCGTCTTAGCGGTCTCTAAGCCCAGCCACTTCGTCAGCAGCATCGCCAGCGTCGGTGCCATCGACGCGCCGTCCGCACCGGCCCGCAGGGCGGCCTGGGCGTCCGTGGCGGCGGTCTGGGCAATCTCCCCCTCAGCCCACGCCAGCGCCTTGCGGCCGGCCCAGCCAATCGCGCTCTGCACCATGTGCTGACCCAGGCCCTGAAGCACCTGCACCATGGCCTTTTGGCCGGATAATACCGAGGTCGCCTCGCTGGCGAAGCTATCGGCGATCTCCCGGTTCGTCGTGGCCCAGGCGCGATGGGTTTCCTCGGCCGCCCGGTCGTTGGCCCGCATGATGGCGGTGGCGGACTGCTGGGCGAGTTCCTGCTGGCGCCTGGCGACCTGTTCGGCCATTGCCCGGATGCCTGCGGATTTCTGCGCCTCGATCGCCAGGATCTGCGCGGCGGCCGAGCGGTAGTCCTGGATCAGTTGAAGCTGCTGCGTCCGCGCCTGGGCGATCGTGATCTCGCCGTCCTGGCGGGATGCCTCGACGTGCTGCATCTCCGCCCGCATCTCTTCTTCAAGCGTGCGGCGTTTTTCTTCAAGCTGCTGCACCGCGAGCGATGCGGCCTGCTGTTTGGCTTCTGCCCGAAGCTGGCCCTGCTTGTTCAGTTCCGTTTGGAGTTGGGTGGTTTCCGCACCGTAGTGTTCCTTCACCATCTCCACGATCTGGTCCTGGATCGCCATCTGCGCCGTCAGGTTGCCGCGCGCGGCTTCCATATCGCCGCGCAGCTTGCTCAGGCGCAGTTGGATGGTCTCGTCGCCGGCCTGCTTCTCCAGCGCCGTGCGGCGGTTCAGTTCGGTCTGGTACTCGATCGTGCCCTGTTTGCCGTATTCGCGCAGCACCGCCAGTTTTTCGTCTGAGATAGCCAGCAGGTCGGCCTTCGATCCGCGCGACGCGGCTTCCTCGTTGCCGATCTGCGCCATCCGCATGCGCAACTGCTGATCGCTCGCGGCCTGCTGGGCGGATAGCACCTGGTTAGCCGACGCCCGCACGGCAGCGGCGTTGGCGCCCTCGTATTTCGCGGTTTCGAGGAACATCTTCTGCTTGATAACCAGCAGTTGGGCGGCATTGTCCTTCGCCACGATCAGTTCGGCCTGATAGCCAGCCATCGTGGCTTCGTGTTCATCCATCTGGATCTGCGTGTGGGCGGTGGCCAGCTTGTGTTGAAGCTGGGCTATCGCCTCCAGGCTGGCCGCCGTCACAGGCAATTCGGATGCCTGGAGGCGGTCCAATTCATCCTGCATTGCGGCTTTATCGCGCAGTGCCGCGGTATTCTTCTCAATAATGGCGGTCTGATCGACCTCGTCTTGCGACTGCGCCTTGCCGCCTGCCTCTCCGGCTTTTTTCTGCTGCTCTTGCTTGCCGGGCGCATCCGGGATCATGCCAGCGGGTGCGTCCGGACCCAGGGCCATGACCATTTGCATGGCCTCTTTGGCTTCCTGGCCCATTTTTGCGGCAGCCCTGCCGGCTTCTCCAAACCGCTCGTTCAGGGCGTCCAATATGGTGGACATCGCCTTACCGGTTTGGTTCGCGTCAATCATCGCCTGGATTAACGTAACCGTGCTGCCCTCGACGAAATGGTTCGCCTTGGCCCAGCTTAGCGCGGCCTGTGCGCCGCCATTAAACGCCTTGGAGATTTCATTGGCGGCTTCAACCTGGTCGCCGCCCTTCAACTGCGCGAGGGCGTGTCCCGCATCCGCGATCCGCTCGCTGTATTGCGCCGCGGCTCCGCCCATTCCGGCGTAAAGTTGCGTGGTATCGGCGGCCTCCGCCTTGGTGATACCCCACCGCTCCATCATCGACTGAATAGACTTGCGGATCTGACCTTCGCTTTGTTCCGACCAGGTTCCCACCGTGATCTGCGCGGCCTGTGCGCCCCGCACGGCTTCTTCGACGTGCTGCCAGCCCGCAACCAGTTCATAGACCGTGTAGACCGCCACGGCGACGGCCGCAGCCCAACCCATCGTCGCCAGCGTGATGCCGCCCATGCGTTCGCCCAGCACCATCAGGCTGCCTGGAATGCGGGAGAAATTACCCTGCACCGCCTCATGCGCCATGACGATCAGTTCACGCGTAACGCCTGCTGTGCCATGCGCGAAGTGGCCGGCGCCTTCGTTGCCTTCCTCGAAAAACGACCGAAGCTGCTTAACCTCGTTGCTGCTATCGCCCAGCGCCCTGCGGAACACGTCGGCGCTGTCGCCGGCACTGCCCATCGACCGGGATACCCCGGTCGTCTGGTTGATCAGATCCTGCATGGACCGGCTGGCGGCCGTCGCGGCGGTGCCGGTGCCGGTCAACGCCTGCGTGGATGCTGCGCTGGCTGTGCGCATCGCGTCCATGGCCGGCGTGGCCTTGTCCAGACCGGTTTGCGCCGATGCCATGGAAGTGGTGAAGCCGTCGATCGACGACTTCAATCCCTGCATCGCGGACGCTGCCGCCTTGCAGCTTTGCTCGAATTCAGTGGCGACGCCGCTGATCGAGACGTTGACTTCGGTATCGGAAGACGTGCCGCTCATAACGAACCGATCACGGCCGTGCCGCCGCCGGACACGCCGAACATGGCCAGCAGGGCTTCCATGGCTTCGTCGTTATCGGCGAATTTGACCTGCGGCTTGATGCCCAGATAGGCCGCGACCATCAGGGGAACGGGCGGATGATCAGACCAACGGCGATGCATCGCGAAATACTCCCTCAGCCCCATGTAATGGGACACCTCACGCCAGGACCCACAGCCGTTGGCGACCAATTCCGAGATCAGATCGTTGATGCGATCGGTGGTCAGCCGATCGCTACGGGTTCCCCCGGCGCTGGATCTCCGGCAGCGACCAACCCGGACACCGTCAGCAGCTTCGTGATGGACCGCAACAGGCCGTCGATTTCCGTGGCGAAGAGTTTCTGGCCGAGGAGTAGCGCCTGCGCCTGAATGTCTTCAGCCGTCCGGTGGTCAACGTCCGATATCATGATTGCGCAAATGCTCAGCGCCGCATCGGTGATTTCAATCCGGTTATGCCCGCCGGAACTGATCAGGACGAACGGCAGAATCAGTTTCAGTTGATCGAACATCATGGGGGACAGCGTAGTCGTCGTGCCGCCGATCGTGATCTTCGCCGTGGTTTCCTCGTCCATCGGCTTACTCCGCGAACGAGAGGTAGCCGATATTGCCGCTATCGTCGGCAACGGCGGTGAAGTCCATTTCAGGAACTGTCCAGTCATCCTTGGTAGCGAACGACAGTTTCGCCGATCCGCACTTGTTCAGCACCAGAGTGCGTGATTTCCCCCGAAATTTAGTGGTGAACGCGGCCTTCCAGGTCGGCACCGAGCCTTGATCCTGGTTGATCAGGGCCATCGTGTAGCCACCGGTGCCGGTGTATTCATAGCAGAACTTGACCGGCGCACCGGCATCAGCCGCGGCGAAGGTATAAACGCCGCCCGCGCCCTGCGAATATTGCGCCGCGGCTGGTCCCGGGGCTGGGGGCACCTGGGAAATAAGGCCGTTTCCATTCTGGTAAACGACGCCCAGATCCTGCGCGAACGTCGCCCCGTTCGCGACCGTGATCGTGTAGGGCGCGGCAGCAGGAACAGTCCCAAGCTCATCCAGGGAAATCAAGGTCTGACCGGTGGTCACGGCCTGCCCGAAATACAGGCTGTTCCAGGTCGCCGCGTTAATCTTGGCGAAGCTGGCCTTCCCCGTGATCTTGAACTTGCCGCGCGCCAAATCGAGCGAGAACGACTGCGATCCCCCCAATTCCTTCAGGTCACCGGAAAATTCAATTTGGACCTTCTCCAGTGCGCCAAGCTGGACGGGCGTCGCCGTTCCAGCGGGCAACCCCTGTGGGATGCCGAACATGCGGCCAACGCCGAAACCAACCTGCATTACAAGCTCCTGAGAAGTGCGTCGCGCAACGCCGGCAGCGCCGCGCAGAGATGATTGAAGGCTGCCGTGGCCTGCGCGACGGGGCTGTTGTGAATGTGGACCGTCATCCATTCGGACAACACGTCGTTGACGATGCCGGTCTTATCGGCCTGCGCGGCGGGTGACGCCGTCACCGGCAGCACTGTTGCTGGCGCGGGGCGGATGGTTTCGTCCGCGGTGGGGGCGATGTCTTGCGTAACGGTATCCATGGCGGTGTGCGGTTCCTACGGCAGCAGCATCATGATCGGGATCACGGCGGCGGCCCGCTCTCCTTTTGGGCCTTCCCAGATCTCGATCGTTCCTTCGATCCATGCATGCTCGACCAAACCGCCAAGGGTTTGCAGATTGTCCTCCGTCCCCAATGTGGCATCCAGGAGATCGAGCAAATTGTTCAATCTGGTACTGGCCGGGGTGGCGGGATTGGGGTTGGACACATACAAAAAGACCATGGCGCCCAGCGAACGCCGCGCCGGAAAATTGACCTTCTGTTTGATTGGCTGGCGGGTCACGCTCATGAACAGCGCCGGCATTTCCGGAGCAGTTACTTCAGTCAGCAGGCGCATCTTGCGACTACAGGTCTTGAAGCCGGCGTCGCCCTTCATCGTCTCCAGCAGCGCAAATAGCGCGGCGTAGCGTTCCTCGCGCATCAGGCAGCTCCCATCACGGCCGCCAGCAGTGCCGCGCGGATCTCGTCACTCCGTTCGGCGAGTGTCGAGCGCAGAAAAGACCGTTCCGGCATGGTCACGCTCTTGGCAAAGATCATCTGACCGCCGATCCAGAACCGGAGGGCTGGGGCGGCAACTGGCACGATCACGCCGCCGTATTCATGAATCCGAGCATAAGGAACGTTGGTGTAGACCATACCAACGATCCGGTCGCCGGAACTGGAAACGTCGGAAAAGATGTGGTCGTGCAGCCGTCCCGACCGAATATTCAGGACGCCGCCTGAGAGTTTATCACCCATGACAACACCCTGCATCGCCACAGTTTGGAGTCCAACGGCCGCTTCCAGCCGCGCATGGGCACCGCCGCCGAGGGTTTCAAAGTAAGCCGTAACCTCATCGACACCGGTAACCTGGACGGCGTCGCTCATACCGGCACGACGCGGCGATACCGGGCCAGCACCCGCTCCACTTCAACGGGAATGGCCTCGTGCAAATACATCGTGTTCTGCTGGGCCATCGACTGGCTGGCCAGACCCAAATGCGCCCGGGCGCGGAATTCGATCGCCACCATCCGGGTCGCGGCCATCGCCAGATCGCGGGGGATCGTCTCGAAACCGCCCTGATAGACGATCCCGACATTCGCCGCCCCGGGGGAGAACCGCCACCCGGTCAACAGCACCCGTTTGCCGTCGTGGTACCAGCCCGGCGAGGTCGAATTGCCTGCTGGAATCACCCGGCCGTCGATCGTGACCGATGCCACACTGACGATCGGGCTGTTGCGGACGAACATGCGGGTAGCGCCGCGTCCGTCATAGGTCTCATCGTGTTGTTCCAGGGCGAACCGGCGGCCGGTTTCCCGTTCGAAGTCCGCGCTGACGCCGCTGATGACCTCCCCGATCAGAAGACCATCGGTATCGACGATCAGGTCGCCCTGGCCGGGTTCTTGTTCCAGCCAGGCCGCAACGGCCGCGAGGGTGGTAAGATCGGCCACAGCCTACTTCTTAACACGGCCCTGGAGGTCTTTGATCTGGCCTTCCAGCGCGGCGAGCCGAGGCGCCAGTCCGGCCAGCGTGTTTTCCAGCGTGGCGACCTTCTGCGCGAGGGTGTCGCCAACGGCCGGTGCCGGCGGCGCTTCGGTGCCCGGCTTGTGCCGCGTGGCACCCAGCGACAGGGCCTGATCGACATGCGCGTGATCGACCGTGAAGGCGCCGTCTTTGTCGGCTTTATAGTCCTTGTCGCCGACGTGGAGCACGGACTGGCCGTTCGCGTAGAGCTTCATAAGAGGGTCCTCAGACGTTCAAAAATGAATGGGAAACGGGCCGGCGCCTGTTCGCGCCGGCCGTGCCGCGATCAGCCGTTGCCGATGTTGGAGATCGCGCCGAAGGCGAACGGCGCGTAGTTCTGAAGCACGCCGTCGAAGTACACGCCGGACTCGAATTTACGGCTTTTCAGCGCCCAGTCGGTCGCGTTGTAATCCTGCCGCAGCAGCTTCACGAGTAATTCGTCCTGACCGGGGATCGGATACGGCAACCGGTCGGTATCAAACATCAGCGTGCCGGGCGGCACATCGGGATGCAGTTCGATCGGCAGCGATTGCGCCGCACCCATCGCGAACTTATTCAGATACGTCCGTACCAGATCACCACCGGTCAGGTTGCCCTGGTCGCTGTTGATGGTGAACCGCTGTGAACCCGTTGCGGACCCCATCAGCACTTTTTTGGTAATGTTCCGGCGTTCCTGCGAGTTGCACCAAATGCGTGTGGGCGACATCCGGCGGGTATCCCAGAACCATTGCAGCGCGGCGTCGATTTCGACCACGCCACCCTCTCCATCAGCCGTCAGCGGCGTCCCCATGCCAGCCGCGCCGGTCGGCATCGTTGCCCAATACCCGGAACCGGTTTTGGCCACCTGGGTCAGAATGCCGTCATAGACCAGGCCATTCGTGCTGTTGTCGTTGGCGCCCAGGCTGGCGGCGGTTTGCGTGCCGCCCGCGGCAGACGTGATGACCAGACTGTTGATCGTCGTGATCGCGCCCAATACCTCAGCGCCGACTGGTCCCCAGAACCACGCGTAACCGGCGGCACCGGCCGTCGGGGCGGTGAGCACGTTGAGCGCATGTGTCGCATTGCCGTCACTAGCCGTCGCCACCGTGCGATTAGCCGATGGCTTGCCGGTGCCCCCGCCGTAAGTGTCAACCGACTGGTCTGCGTTGGTCCGGGTGACCAGGCCGCGGACGCCGCTCACGACGTTACCCGTCATGAAGCCGGCGAGAGTCAGAGGCGCGACAATCACCGAATAGGTGGTGTTCGCCGCCAAAGCGCCGCCGGTGCCGACATCAGCCGCGGACGGCTGATTGCCCTGTCCGAGCGGCATGGATGTGTTGCCGCCAATATCGGTTAACTCTTCAGCGATCATCAACGCCCAGAGCAGGTTAGTGTTTGACCGCGACCGCAGATCGAGGAACCCCTTGGCCGATAATTGGGCGCCGAACGTCACAAAGTCTTCAAGTCCCATCTGGCGGAAGGCCGCCCAGTAATCCGCACTGGATGTGCTGGTGGCGCCGCCACGATTGCCGTCCGCCACGCCCGCCTCGATGCCCATCGAGTTAATCGCGGTGAATGCCTTCCAATTGGCCTGGGTGCCGCCCTCTTCGTGTATGCGGCGCGGAATGCGGTTACGAAACGGCGTGATGACCGGGAACAGGTTGGCCGCAACCTTCTCCAGGGAGAAGTTCTGCAGCCCACCGAAACCGGCGGCCGGCTGGGTAAACCCCGCGGCCTTGATCATCTCTTCCAGCCCGCCACCACTGATGGCGGCATGCACGAGAGCGATCGTATCGGCGGTAACCTGCTGTGCGAGAGTCATCTAAATCGTCCTGTTTCTGAGAAGGGCCTGGGGAACGCCGAGCGCCAGCGACATCTCGACGCGCGCCCGGTCGATACCGGCCGGCATGGCGTCCACCGCCGCACGGGCCTGATCTGTTTTCGGTGGCTCGACGCCGTCGCTTTCCTTGGAGACCGCGCGAACCGAGGCGCCGCCGGCACGCGGCAGGGCTTCCAGTTGGGTGACGCGGGCCTGAAGTGTGGCGCGCGTGGTTTCAAAGCTGGCGCGGTCGCCGGCGAATTTCGCCATGTCCTCGGTGCGGGCGGCGCGAAGCTGCGCCAGCTCACTGGCCATCGAGACGACACGGCCAATGCCGGCCGCTTTGGCCATGACATCGACGCCATCGGCCAGGACCACCATGGTGTCGTCAACCGCACCCTCGGCGGCATCCTGTGCCACCGCCAGCACCGGCAATGCCGCCACGCCCGCCATGACCCGTTGCAGCAATTCGTTGCTTTCCTCGCCGGCCATGGCGGTCAGGATCGGAATGCCGGCCCGCAGCCATGCCGCGATCTGCGCGGGCACGGTTGAGCCATCACCCTCGGACGCAGCCTCGGAGGTTACGTTGGACGCCAGCCAGCTTACGTCCTGAAGGATGCGGGCGAAGGCGCCGACCTCATCCATGCTTTTCTTCATCGGCACGATCGCGCCGCGCCAGCCGTCCGATAGCGTGGCGACGGCATCCAGTGCCTCGGCCCGGGCGATGATATGCGCACGCGTGGCCGGGCCGTCGCTGGCGCGGTCGATCGCGGTGATCGCCGCCGCCAGGTCATCTTTATTCACGATCGCGAAACTGCCGTCCGGCAGGGCTACGCCGTTCTTTGTCGCATCTCGCCGATCGGCGGCGGAGAACGCCCGTTTCTCCATCACCTCTTCCGGCGCCCGCTCGGCATCGTTGCCGAACATACGGACGATGGTCGTGGTGGGCAGCGAGAGGACCAGGCCGGCCAGGTGGCCGGGGGAAGCGCATTTCGCCATCGCCTCGACGATCGCTTCCAGGTCGGCGATCGGGGCGAAGGGAACCGCTTCCTCCATCCCGCTCGCCTTGTTCATCGTCATGAAGGTGGCGTTCGGATTGTCCGGCGCATCGACCAGGCTGAGTTCGTCCGGCCGAGCCTCGAAACGGATCTGACTGCCGGCGACAAATTTACGCATTTTGCCGCCGGGGCTGATGCCGGTGTAGAGGCCGGAAGCACAGTTTTCGAGCTCGGCATCATCCGAGATGTAAATGCCGAACAGCATGGTTTTGGCTGCGTCGTCACAATCGAACGACTTGACCATGCCGGCCGCCTTGCGGGAGTGCATCGCCCGGACATTGCCGAGGTTCGCGCCACCGGAGGCTTTCGCCATCCGCTCCGACCATGTGGTGAAGAACGGCTTGGACGCGTCATAGTCCATGACATGGCCGGATAGGCCGGGCGTCTCGTCGAGACGTGCCCAGACCATGCGGTTCGCGGTATCGACACGGGTGATCGGCATGAACGCCATGAAGCCTCCGGGATAGGAGGCCAGATTAGGCGGCGGATCAGATGGGAA